GACGGCGGCTCGCTGGGCAACCTGTCAAACACTCTTTCGCCGAGTAAGTTCTATTGGGCTGCAGCGAAGTCCTGTTCGGCGCGCCCTGATCTGGTCAATGCCAGGTACAAATCGGCCGAATCGTCTAGCTGCTCGGGCGGCTGTGCGTTCGCCCCGGTACTTGGTGGGGGAGAGACATATGGCACCACGACTGTGGGTGGTGACACGTTCACGCGTGCGTCGAGGCTTGCGCCTACCGGGCAGTCGTGCAGCTCTGGAAATCCGGCGCAGGAGCCGACAACCGGTAATGAGGATCAGTGCGTGCAGCAGGGCACGTTGACTCAGTGCGTCAAGAGTGATGGCACGATCTGCACGGGAAAGAACAAACAGTTTTGCTTCAAACCCGGCGAGTCCGGCATTAAGACGTCAGGCAATGAGGCGGCGTCGAATGTTCCTGACGGCAAGGCGTCGAAGGTGCCGCCTGTACCACCGGCCAATGGCGGTGACTGGGAGAAGATCGCTGACGCGTTGGTCAAGGTTTCGGAAACCAAAGGTGGCACGACTACGACCAACAACAGCACGATCAACAACTACGGGTCCAGCTACGGAAGCTCGGGTAGCGGCGCTTCGGGTAACGGCGCGGCAGGGCAGTCTAACGGTGGCAGCGGTGATGGCTCCGGTAGCGGCAACGGGTCGGACGGTGATGGGGATGGAGAGGACGATGGGGCCGGCTCAGTAGCACCGGTTGATGAGCTCTACAAGAAGAGCGACAAGACCGTGGAGTCTGTGATGTCGGACTTCTACTCGCAGGTGCAGGCTGCGCCGATCATGGGGGGAATTTCTTCCTTCATGACCGTTCCCGGTGGCGGGTCATGCCCGGTGTTCTCGCTTTCGGCTTCGAAGTACTGGCAGGCGATGACTTACGACGGTCATTGCTCGGGAAATTTCTTGGCGTTCTTGCACGCGGCGGGATACGTGATTCTCGCCATCGCGGCTTATTTCGCCCTCCGTATCGCGGTGACCTGATGAACGTTCAAACGGGGCAGTTGAGCTTCGCAATGCAGGCTGGGTGGCTGGATGACCTTACGGGTTGGATCTGGAAGGCCATCAAGGCCGTGTGGGACGCGTTCACCGGCTTTATCGGTGATCTGTTCGTGATGTGGTTGGAGCAGTCGCTGAGCGCGATTCTGTACGTGCTGAACCTCATGCCGGTGCCGGATTTCATGAAGAACCAAAGCATCGGTTCGATGTTGGGGCAGGCGGGTAATACGATTCTTTGGTTTGCCGAGGTGTTTCAGATTGGGCCGGCGCTGACGCTGATCGGGGTTGCGGCCATCTTTTTCATTGCGCGTCGCGTGCTGACGCTGGGGATCTGGTAATGCTGGTATTCAATGAAGGCGTGCCCCGCGCGGGCAAGAGCTATGACGCGGTGAAGAGCCACATTCTTCCGGCGCTCGCCAAAGGCCGGCGTGTTTTCGCTCGGCTCAACGGTCTGCGGCACGACAAGATTGCCGCGCACCTGGGCGTTGCCGAAAGCGACGTTCGGGCGCTGCTGGTGACGGTGGACACCAAGGATGTGAAGTCGTTTTTTGCCTGCTCGCGTGATGAACAGAGCGGGGCATGGTGCATCCCGGATGAGTTCAAGGATTCGTTGATCGTCATTGATGAGGTGCATGAGTTCTACGTCAATGAGCGCAAGCCGTTGCCGCCGGAGATCGAGAATTTTTGGGCGCTGCTCGGCCAGAATGGTGGCGACGCGGTGATCCTTACGCAGTGGATCAACCGGCTGCACACCGCGGTTAAGGCTCGCATCGAGAAGAAGAACAGCTTCCAGAAGCTGAGCGCGGTGGGCATGAAAGGCCGCTACCGCGTGACGTATTTTCAGACCGTTTCGGCGGGCAAGTTCGAAAAGATCGGCGGTGCCACGCTGAAGTACGATCCGAAGATCTTCCCGCTCTACGACGGCTACGCGCCGGGGGCGGAGAATGTGGAGGTCTACGAGGAAGGCAGCAAGAGCGTTTGGGCGGCAATGGCCTTCCGAGCCGTGATCTTCGTGGTGGTCGGCGGCGTCGGGCTGTACTTCTTTCTGTCGTTCTTCAACAAGGGCAAGAAACCTGATCCGCACAAGGATGCCCCTGTGGCCGCACAGACGACTGTGGGGCAGGGTACGCAGGTGTTTGACGTGGACGGTAACTTCCTACGCTCTGAGGGCACAGAGGGCGCGACGGGGGCGCTGCAAGGGGTATCGCCGGTGCCTGCGCTGCCGGCACCTGATCCGCTGGCGGATTTGAGGCCCGAACAGCGGTATGTGGTTGAGCTTCGGGACCGGGGCCGTATCCGACTTGCAGCCGTCGCCCAGGTGGGAACACGGACACGGGCTTGGGTGCAGTGGATCGATACCGGCAACAACGTCGTTGAGCAACTGGAGTTGGCCCAGCTGGAGGCGCTGGGCTTTGACGTGTCGGTCGTGCTGTACGGCGTGCGCATCGCGTCCGGTGAGCACGTGCTGGTGGCCACGGCGTGGCCCTACGTTGCTCCGCAGCGTGAGGCCGACCCGCGCCTGTACAACCTGTCGAGCGGCGGCACTGCCGGCGTTGCGAGCGTAGCGAGTGACGACGGCGGTGCTGCGGCTCCCGGTGTGGTCATCGGGCATACGTCAGGCAAGCGGGCTGATGTGTTTCCACGCAATCCGGCGGCGACGATCAGCGGCTATACGCCGCCGACCTCCACCCTTTAAGTGACACGTCACTTAAATCCCATTGTGCGTGGTTGGGTATCATCGCGCCTACGTCACCATGGAGTAGGCGATGTACAGGGGAATTCTTGCTTTCATGCTGCTGGCAGTTGCCGGCAGTGTTTCCGCGCAGCAGCAGGTCTACAAGTGCGTGGTGCCGGGTAAGCCGGTGTCGTATCAGTCGCAGCCGTGTCCTGGGCAGGCTGTAAGGGCTTGGGACGCTGTGCCTGACGCTGACAATCCGTATCTTCGTGCAAGGCTTGCGGACATGGATCGCGAGGTCAGGCAGCGCCGGGCTGCGCAAAGGCCGTACACGGCTTCTACCGGCGGTGGTCGCGCGATTGGTGCCTCTATCCCATCGCGGACTGTTTCTTCCAGCGGTGCTTGCGAGAGTGCCAGAGCACAGCGCGACGCCGTTTACAGGGCAGCTGGTCATCGGCGCTCCTTCGCCGTATCCCGCACGATGGACGACGCGGTCTATAACGCCTGCAAGTAGCCGGGGTGTAGGGGCATAGCCCCTACGGATACGCTTCACGCCTTACGCGCGTGCAGAGCGTTTCAGCGCCGGTAGCATCGGGACCACTGGGCATGGTTCCGCGTTGTGACGCACACCACCCCGCAAACCGCGCTTTTCCTGATCCAGCAGGCGGCGGTACTCCTGGGCAAGTGCAGCAGTCAGCCCGAGCCACGCAAGGTCTTCCGGCAGCAGCTCACGGCCTTCGGGCGTTACGAGACGGCCACCCTTAAACGCGAAACCGGCCCAAGGGCCGGTCAGTTTGCGATCACGCATTTTGCAGACTCCATGTCGGGGGCCGTCGTCGCAGCAGGAGCCGTGCCATCGTGCTGGCCACCAATGTCCGAACAAGGCGAACATAATATACATTATGCGAAATTGCATATGGCCGGCTCCGCTGGGTCTGGCTCTGGATCACTTCTGACGAAGCAGGTAAATCTGCTACCAAGCGCCATGTAACAGTGCTACTTGTTCAGTGGACGGGTCGACAAATGCTGAGGGCATTTGCGTGACGAGTCACATAATGCCAATAGTACCCGCTGTTCACCGCAGAAAACTTAGGGCACTTCGAGCAGAAAAGCTGAGCAACCGACGCAGATGTTTTCGAACAGTTATGTGCAGACGTAGACATCTACGGTGCGCGATGAACTATTTTGCCTTTGCCTTCCTAGGGACTGGAAGCTTACGTTTACCACGCAAAGCCGCCTCGATAGCCGCAGGAATCTTGGTCAATTGTTCCTCTAGAACCTGGGATCTCGATCGTTGCCGGTCCATCTCTGTCGCCGCTTCAGTCGCTGCTTTCTGGGCTGCATTCAAAGCACTGGTAAGTGATTGTTCGGTTGTAGTGCGAAGCTTCTCTGCAGAAGCCAATTTGGCCTGCAGCTCTTTGATCTGCTGACGGGCTTGGTCGATTTCCCTTGCCGCACGATTTTCGACAGATCTGGCATGTTCCATCAGGCTCCCGCGCTCAGATCTGGCCAGTTCCTGAAGCTCCTGTAGT